ATCAGCATGAGGTGGGAATAGGTATTGGGAATCGAGGAGAAATCGATCGAAGCTTGGCCGCCGGAACCGACAGTTACCTTGGCGATCTGGATCATGGCGCCGGGCGCCGCGGAAGGAGGCGTCTGAAAAGTGCCATCGGCCTTGAGATATTTGCCCGCCGCCGCCGCGCCAGCAGGAGGCGCCGGAACGATGCCGGCCACGCCGCCGGAACCGCTATCGCCCACCAATGTTGGCGGAAGCGCTGCCGGCACGTAAACGCCACCGACACGCGGGCCGTAGAGGATGCCGGTGCTGGTATTGAGGTAGAAGTCGCCATCGCTGCCCGGCGTGCCGGTCTGCTTGGCATAGAAGGCGATGGCACTGAAACAGCTGCGGTCACCCGTATTCACAGTAAAGGAAGAGGCCACCGTATTTGCGCCCAGTGTCCCGGCGAGATCATACTCAGCCGCCAGGGGATTCTCTAGGGCTCCACCCGCCGAACTCGTCGCCAGCGTGAAGCCGGTTCCGGCAGTATAGGTTACCCCAATGCCATTGCCCCACAAGAGAGCCAGGTACCCAAGGATCAGGTCGCCGGCCAGCGTGGCGGCAACCGTGGTGCTCACTGGAGATGCGCCGTTGTAGACCGGAGTTCCAAGCCCATCAACCAGCGCCGCGGCGCCCGAGAACTCAGAGACTGACGTGGCCGGGTTGGTTATGCCGGAAATATCCCAGTTCACAGTATTCGCGCCACTGGCAGGGGCAACTCCATACCAGACCGCCGCGCAGATTGTCGAAGCTGCGGCAAGGTATTGAGCCAGCTTGTAAACCGTTCCAACTGTGTCAGTTGGCGGAAGATTGTCCGCCATGCCTGCTTCGCCAACCTGTAAGACCAGCAGCAGGTTTCCCGCTGTTACATTCGAGCCAAAGGCCTGCGTGCCACTATTGGGAGAGGTTGCGCTCTGCACGTGCGCGACGGTTGCTGGTGTGCCCGGCGTCGGCGCGCCGATGCCGGTATGAATGACGCCTGCGGAGCTGCCGCCGCCGCCCGCTGCTGAGATCACGCCGCCAGAGATAGTGATCGTGCTGCCGTCGGGCTTGACCACGCCCAGGGCGCCAGTGGTGGCCACCGGAAGATCTGCAGGAACCAGTGCGCGCAGTGCGGCCGGCGCGCTCGATCCATCGGCAGGCGTGGCTACAACCTCATTGCCGGATCCTGTGGGTAAGCCGCCCGAGCCGCCCGAAGGAACCTCCCAGGTAGCATCGGCCTTCAAAAACTTTCCAGCCGCCGCCGAACCAGCCGGCGGCGCGGGCACAACCCCCCCCTCGCCGCCCCCACTGCCGCCCGTATCGCCGATCATCTCAGGGGATGAGCCGCCCGGTGGTATTTCCCAGGTGCCATCCGCTTTGAGGAACTTGCCTGCAACCGCAGACCCAGCCGGAGGCGCGGGAACATTGCCCGCCAGGCCGCCACCCGAGCTGCCGTTATCGCCCACCATCACCGGATCATAAGCGCTCTCGTTGCAGACGGGCGTACCACCATCGTTCTGCCATTCGATGTTCTGCTGCTCGGTGGGCGGGGTGGGCGTGGTATTTGAAAAGTTGAGCGTGGTCGCTAAAGCCATGGGGATTCTCCTGAGATTAAATGCCGCCGGGAACGCCGGTGGGCGTGTAGCTGGTTGCGGACACATCGGCGAGCGACTGGATCGCCGCGCCGAAAGAATTGAAGCTGATGACTTTGAAGAAGAGTTCGACGCCCACCCAAACCTCGTCCATGCTGATCTTGAGAATGCCGGTGCCAGCGGGCGAGAGGAAGGCAAAGCGCGAGCCGGGCGAGTGATCGATGCCGCTCGATCCCGGTGCACCAAAGACCGCGCGGTCGAGATGGTTGCCGCTGCCGGTAGCCCTGAGGGTGAATTTGTTGGTCCCCGTCAACTGCGCGGTGGCGTAGGTCATCAGCTCGTAGCCGAAGGCCATGGAAGATTCAGCAATCAATGCACCGTTCGACTCATAATCGATGCCACTGTCGCAAACCGCCGTGCCGTTCGACTCGATGGTCAGATTCGAGCCACTGACGTAGCAGGGATAAGCAAAGTTATCCTCCTGGCTCACGGCGTAGCTTTGCAAGATGCCGTCCGATTCTGTCAAGTCGAGCGCTAGATCGTTGGCAGTGTCGAGGCTGGTATCCGCGGGCCAGTCGGCGGTAACCTCGCCGGTAATCGCCGAGCCGATGATCGGATCGCCCAGCGGATCGTAGCTGCTGCCGCCGTCGGTGGAGATAAGGACCACGCAGCCGCCATAGTTCGCGGCCTTGGAGCTGACCACCACCCAGAGCTGCGCCTGGGGCGCGTTGGCGTAGAGGCGCGGAACCGGCTCAAAAATAATGGGCAGATTCACGTTTCCGGCCGAGGCGTTGACGCCGGTGGAGTTTTGCGTGGGCGAACCGGCCGCCAGCGGCGTGGGCGCGCACATGCCGTAAACGAAGGGCTCCGCCGCGCCCTCAAAACTGCCATCGTCCTGCTCGTTGAACTCGGTGATGCGCACCGGCACGTTCAAAATGTCCTGCAAATCGTCGGTCAGGGTGATCAGGTCCATCGGCGTCTGGAGCAACCACTTGGCGCTGGCGGTGAACTTCCAAGTATCGCCGCCATACTGATTGCGCCGCACTTGAATGGCCAACAAAGCTCTGGCAATGGAAGGATCCTGAACGGCGTTGTTGACCACTGGATCGCCCTTGCGCACGCCATAGAGCGCGATGGAGGCCGCGTCTGGCTGCTGCACAACGATCTGGTTATAGAAAGCGCTGCGATCAAGGCACTGCATCTGCAGCACATTGGGAAGCCGGATGCGGCTGCCGGATTGGAAATCAGGTGTTCCGCTGCTGCCTACGAAATCGCCATTGATGGTGCTCAGATTGGCCACAGGCCCGGCGGCGGTGGCCGCGGTATACTCCGCGCCGTTGCCGGCCGCGGAGACTTCGGAATAAGGGAAGAAGTAGAGCTTGGAACCGATGGGCACCGCAGCGCAGTTGGCGGCCTGGCAGAGCGACGTGATCCAATCCGATGCCGCGGACTGCGAGTTCATGCTCAGCGAGCCATAGAGACCATTGGCGCGGCATTGTGCACGGACTAGATCAAGCGAGGGAAAATCGATGTAATCGCCCAGTGGGCGCGGATAGGGCGCGGGCTGGGTGGACTTGAAGCTGAGCAGCAGCAATTGCGCGGGCGACGGCTCAAGCGTGGGGAAGGTGTAGGTTCCCGGCGAACGAACGATGCGGCTGAGGAGCTGATAGGAGTCAGGCGAGAGCCCGGCAAAGTTCGGGGGCGTGAGTGATCCCCAGGCGGCAATCTGCTGGCCAGCCGGAGCATCGCTGGTGGGATACATCGGCACAGCCATCAGCAGGCCGGGGAAACCTGGCTCGACGGTGCTGGCGATGGTTGAACCGGAGATGGCGGAGGCTACAACGATGCCGCCCGGCGCGCCTGTATCGAAAGAGCCGCCGGTGAGGGAACCAACCGTGGCGGAATTGCCGGAGGATGCCCCAGCCAGCGCCAGTGCGCAGTTCGCATGGTAAACTACCGCGATGCCATCAACTACTTCCAGCACGTTGGTCCATGGCTGAACAGCGGCCGCGCTAGCATCACGCGGAAGCGCCCAGGCCACTTGCTGGCCCGCGGGCACGGTGAAGGGAGGCGGAATCGGTGGCGCGCCGGTTGGCGATGCTGAAGTTGTGAAGTATATAGCGAAGCCGACAGCGCTAAAGCTGGCAGTGCCGATGGGCATCAAGCCTTGATCGACCGTACAAGCAATACTGGCGCCGATTGCCTGGCCGATCAGATCCGAGAGGCTGGTTCCGATACTTGGAGCGTAGAACTCTCCCGATGAGCCGGAGACCGGTGGCACCGGAGCGGTAAAGTTGGAGCCATCCACAAATCCGCCCAAGTCGTCCAGCACAAGCGCGGAACCGTATTGATAACTGAGAAAGCCCGCATTCTCCACCGTGCCAGTGCCTACAAAGACTGGGTAGATGCCTTGGATAACTGCGTCGGAAGGAAGCGGGGCGGAAAGCTCAAAGTCTGCAAATAACATTGAAACAACAGCGCCTGCGCCGCCGATTACCGGGCCATTGCCCTGCTTACTGATCAAGCCACCGGCGCTGCCAGTGCCGGGATTGAAGACTCCGGCCGAGTCCAGGCTTCCCACGCCGCCGACTTCCAAAACGTGCATCTGCCACGCGCCGGATGCTCCGGAGATGGTGACCGTGTTCGGACCGCCCACCGCCGTCGCCGTCCATACCTGGTAGCCGGTGACCCCGGAGAGCTGCGACGTCCAAACATCGCCCGCGCTCGAAGAGATGGAGAGCGCGCCACCCGCCTGGGCCACGCAGACAAGAATGTTACCCGCCACATTGGGCAGGTTATAGAGCATGGGCGGCAGCGCGGCCGACGTGCTCTGGTCGTACTTTTTTTGGATCGTACCCGGCATGGCGTAGCTGGAGAGGCCGCGCTCCATCTGTGTCCACGGAGTATCCGTGCCCACGGCTGCCTGCGCGAGGCCGGACTTAAAGATGTCCTCTATCATGTCGACGAAATCTGCGTCGCCGGTGGGATAGATGCCCCACTTGCCGGCTACCTCCGGCTGTAGCTGAGGCAACGCGCCCGAAGAGCCAAGATCCATCATGGAGCTGCCCGCACCGGCGAAGTGCGGATATTCGATCTGCTGGTCGCTGTAGGGATGGCCGGCCGGATCGTTGCCCGCGTCGGCATACTCGGTGCCTGAGCCCAGTTCCGGCTCGAAGACCATCCGCAGTTCCGCCATGGGAGACTGGTAGCCGGCGATCGGCATCCCGGCAGCCGTATTGGCGAGCTGCGCGTAGTAGATCTTCACCGTGCCGCCAGGGAAGGCCTCGGCGTCGATCTCGATGGTGGCTCCATAGCCCGGCTGCCAGCGATAGCAATAAGGCCAGTTGCGATAACAGGAGGGGTTGGTGGGGTCGGGCCCCTGCTCCAACTCGTTCCACAGCGGAATCTCGAAGCTGCCGTTCAGCGTCTCCGCATAGCCGTTGGAGCCGTAATCGTTGACTGGAAAACTGTAGCCGCCCTCAACGGTAACGGCAATCACAGCGTAGAAATGCGCATCGGAGACTTCGAGACTTTGGCGGCCGGCGGCTGCGGAGAAGCTCTGTGAGGTGAAGTTGAGCGGGAAATTCGTGCCGTTGACTACCACCTGGAGCACGCCGCGGATAGGATTATGACCCAGCAGGAAGTCGATGTTTTCGACGTAGGCTACAACGCCCTTTTTCCCGCTTTTGCCTTTCTTGCCCGAGCCGCCCTGGCGCATGTTGGCCGCCCAGATGGCCAGCAGTGGAGATTGCGTCAGCCCATAGATCGCCGGAATGGTCGCGCCGTAGGTGGAGGCCTGCAGCAGCGAACCCAGAGCGGTGGGCTTATTGGAAGCCTGAGACTTAAAGCCCTGCATGGGGGTTCGCCTCCGGCTTTACAAATGGATCAAATATATCCATGGGTTGGAAGCTGGTCAAAGGGTGGCCGGTTAGATCGACTTCGCGGACACCTTCGGCCTCGGCATGGATGCCGCGCGGCCACGCGGTAACGATGGCGCCGTGGTTGAATACCCTGCCATTGACGACGCGGAAGAGCACCAGGTCGCCCGGCTGGGCCTGCGCGCCGCCGCGGCAGATGGTCTCCGCCACCAACTTGCCAAAGCGCATCAAGTTGCGCAGGTAGATCTGAGAAGAGGTATTGCAGAACCAATCAGAGGAGTAGGAGTGGCTAACGCCGCCTTCCCGGTAAAAGCCTTGCTCGATGAGCGAAGCCTCCGTAGCCGCCCCGATCTCAATCAAATATTCAGCCAGGAGCGTCGCACAGTCCACTCCTGCCCCCTTGATACGTCCGCCTAGGACATAGGGCGTCCTGAGCCAACTGCGCGCGATGGCGACGGCTTCTGTGCGAGTCTTCATTGTTTTCCTTTGGAAAACAGGGATCAGGTTTCAGGGATCAGGGGTCAGACTGACTCAAACTCCCGATTGTGGCGATGGAACAAACGGGAAACCATAGAAATTTTCATCCGCCATGTTGACCGGCGCGCTCATGGAGACGTAGAAGGTATCCACGCCAGGCGTAGGCGGCCAGGGCAGCGCGGCGTAAAGCTCGAACTGCGAATGCTTGGTGCCAAAGCCATCCGTCCAGGCGCCATTCTGTCCGATCGCGGACCAGGCCCCATTGAGCGTAGCGCCAGCGCCGGAGAGGAAGACCATGTAGCCGCCGGCAAAGATGTTGCCGGAATAGATCTTGCCCGCGCTGGGCGAAGTGCAGTCGGCAATGATGTAATCTTCCGTCGAGCCAGCCACACACTCAAAGACCGGAATCGACGGATCACCGGGCGGCAAAGTGACCGCTGCGGTGGAGGCCAGAGTGTTCGTGGTCTCGATGACGGTTGAGGGCACTTTTTGCGTGAGCACGTCGAGGAAACTCTTGACGTTGAAGACGATCTTGTTGCGCGAAGGCTGTACGGTATCAATGCGGCCGCCAAACCAATCCACACAGCCCAGGGTATCGGCGTCGCCGGGCGTGGGCATCAGAGCGCGCCAGATGCGCACTGGCCAGTTATCAAAAAAGTGCAGCCGGGCGAGCTGGGCGACGCTGGCCGAGGCGATGGTTGTTCCGGTGGTTTGCAGGTTGGGAGACCAGGTGATGCTCAAGCTCTGTGCATCGGTGCCGATCTTGCACTGCACGCGATCGCGGGTGACCACGGCGGGATTGAAACGTCCCCAGGGCGAGTAGATGACAGGCGCTTCGTGATTGGTGAGCCAGATGGACCGCGGATCCTCCGGCTCGCCGATCAGGATCAGGTCGCGCAGCATCAGCGTCTTGTTGGCCGCGAGGTAAGCCTGTGCCGCCGCCGTATTGTCAAGCCCGTTGCCGCCAATGACTTTTCTCATTTCGCTGCCGCCTTGCATCCTGCGGCCAGCACTTCGTGCTGCTGCATAAACAACACCGCTTCGAGTCGATTGCCCATGCCCGTCTTTTCATAGATTTTGTTCAGGTGCCTGGTCACAGTCTCTTTCGAGATGTTCAGAATGCGGGCCAGTTCCTTATTGGTCGCCCCCAGCGAGAGCGCATACAACACTTCTCTTTCCCGCCATGTCAGCGCGTTCAGAACGCAGATACCTGTCTTGTCTGGCGCCTCCAGCCCTGTGTCTGGCATAGCATCCTGCACCGTCACCGACAGCTCAGAACGATGGCCGCAGTGCGGACATTCAATTGTCGAAGCAACGCTCATTTTGCCGCACCCCTAATCCACGATCGCTGTCTTACAGCGGATTTGGCCTGACCTGGCTCAGCTTGAGATAGCCCTTGCCGTTTTGCGATTCGCTGCCGCCGATGGTCCAGGTACGCTTTGCGCCCATGGCGAACTTTTCCATGTCTTGAGAGTCGCTTTCGAAATGGCAGCGAAAATAAAAGCTGAACTGCGCGGTAATCGGCGCGGTGGGCTGCGCGGACCATTCGAGATACATGCCCATGTAGGATGCACCGGGAATGGCCAGACCGGGACCCAGGAGCTCGTAGGTCGGACCGGTGTAGCCGCCGGGCGCAGCGCCAGTGGGCCATGCCTGCACGCCGTCGGAATAGACCTCCAACGGCTGGCCGTCGGCGTAGGGATCGGTATTGAGATCGACAATGTCTTCGTAGAAGAGGCCGCCGAAGGTGCGCTGCAGCGGCGAATAGTAGTTGGTTCCATCGGTGACGAGTTGCAACTGCGCCAGCGGAACATTGGGCTCGCCATCAACCATCGCCGGGCCGACGGAGTTGTCATCGGGATCGAGGAAAAGGAAGGACTGCGCCGCGCCCCCCATGGCCAGAAAGAAGTCGAGTAGGGTGTGCAGCTCGCCGATACCGAAGCTGGGCGTGGGATAGTCGCGGAGAAAGTCGTAGATCAGTTCCCATCCCCAGATCGGATTCACCGTCTGCGGCAGGCGCACGTCGTACTTGTTCGGTGCGGACTCGACGAGGGTGTCGAAGTCCACCGTCTTGAGCACCGGCAGGGTGAGGCCCGGGAGTGTGGGGTAAACGAGCATTTTCGCTCCGCGAAAATAGGGATTAGGGGTTAGGGATTAGGGGTTAGGAACCGCTTATGCGGTCAATGCGCCGCTGCGGTAGCCGCCGCGGACGATGTCGAGGATCTCATCGGCGTGGCCGCGGAGAGCGGCTTTCATGCCGGCGCGGTCGTAGCCGTTGAGGTTTTGGGTGATGTGGTTATGAGTCGTATTCGCGGAACTGGAGCTGGAGCTGGAGCTGTTGTTGCTGACCATCTTGTCGAAATTAGCCGTCTGACGCGGATCGAGAGTGCGCTCTGCCGCTCCGGAGAGATTGACCATCATGCCGCCGTGGGGAATCATGCCGCCTGAATCGCCCAGCGCAGCGATGGCAATATAAGGCGCCATCGAAGCCATCATCGCACCAGCCGCAGCCACCGCGAGTGCCGGTCCAATGATAGGCACCCCGGCGACCGTAGATGCGGCTGCCGCGGCAGCCACGGCGGCATAGCTGGTCGCCGACGCGGCATTGGCCGCGCCCTCTGTGGTTTTCTGAGTAGTGAACCCCATCACCTGCATGATCTTCAGGAGGGCCCATTTTTCCGCTTCCTTCAGCAGCCACTGCACAACCATGTCGGCCACGTCGAGAATGATCTTGTTGAACATCTCCGAAAAAGCCTGCGAGACGGACTTCGACTGGGTGATGATCTGGTTGAAGGCGGTGGTAAAAGCCGTATTGAACTGTTTCGTCGCCTTATCCCACTCGGTTTTGATTTTCAGCGCCGCCTGCTGATGCAGTTGGGTGATGTGCTTGGTAAATTCGCGCGTGTCCTGCTCTTCTTTTTTCAGATCTTCGGCGAAGCGCTTTTCGTTGTTGCGATCGAGGCCTTCGATGACCGTAGATTGCTGGCGGCGGATCTGCTCTTCCTTTTTCGCAGCGGCTTCGACGGCGGCCAGCATCTGCCGCTCGCTCATCTCACCCATGCGGACCTTGAAACGGCAGTCCTCCTCGAAGTCCTCCAGATCTTTGAGGCCGATGCGAATCTTCTCTTCGGCGGCTGAGCGTTCCGACTCAACGGCGCGCTTGGCGGCATCGGCAGCCGCCTTGTTGTAATCCTTGAAAAACGCGGCAATCTGCGCCTGCGCCCCTTTGGCGGCTTGCACATCCCACACCGTCTGCGCGAGGCCCTTGTCTTGATTTTGATCCAAGACACTCGTTGCCGCGAGGGTCTGGATTTCCGGCCCGGCCGCCTGTGTGCCACCTTTGCCGCCGCCAGCCGCGCCAGCAGCCTCAGGGTTTTCATCCTTCTTGCCGCCATGGGAAGGTTTAGGGGCATTTCCATCCGACTTCAAGGGCCCCTTTGCTAAATCGTCCACCTCTTTCCAGCGGGCTTTTATGTCATCGAGTGCCTTACCGGTTGTCGCAACCATCGCATCATTGGCTGCTTGCCAATCTTTCGGCATATCGCGCCAGTGGCCAGTGACCGCGTCAATCATTAGCTGGCCAAGTCCCTTAAGCGCTTGAATTGTCTCCTTGATCGAAGCGTATACAGCCTGAAAAGCCACGTTGAGATACGACCCAATGGCAGCACCAAATGCTTCAACGTAATGAAGATTTTCAATAATCGCGTTACCGAGCGCCATCAGTTCCCCGGAGAGCTGCGCAAGGTTTTTCGTCCATTCCAGCGAGGCCGCGTTCGCCTCCTTATCCGCACCGGTCTTCTTCCCCGCAGCATCCGCATCGCGCAGAAGATTAGCTCCTTCCGCTTCCAGAAGGGGGATCAACTTGACGCCGCCGCGCGAGAATATCTCCCGAACCGCATTGGCCTCCATCGTCGAACCAGCATACTTTTGCATCCCGATAGCAAGATGCTGCAGCATCTCCTCCGGCGAGTCGTTTTTCAACTGTTCTTCAGTAACATCGAGATCGAGAAAAGCTTGCTTCAGCTTATCGCTGCCATGGTTCGCCTCGTACTGCACAGCGTTCATATGAAAGAGAGACCTGGCGAGTGTGTCAAGGTCCATCCCCAACTCCTTCGCCATCTGCCGTAACCCGGCCATGCGTTCAAAGGTGAATCCTGTCTCTTCGGCCATATGGCCCAGTTCAACATTCACCTTCACCGCATCGTCAATGAAGTGGGCTGCGAAGCCGGCCAAGATGCCCGCTCCCATCAGCGAACTGAGGCCGGCAAACCCAGCACCGATGCCGGCAGCGCTGATCTTTGAAGTCTCGGCGGTAGCAGCGAACTTCGCCTGCATGCCTGTGAGCGCCGCTTTAACCTCCGCTCCAGCGACGGTCCACGCAGCGGCTACCGGCGGCGCGCTGGCGGCCATCTCGGCGGCGGCTGCCTTGACGGCGGCAGCTCCTTCAGCCTGGGCAGCAGTCAGAAGCTGCTGCGAAGCCGCCAGACGGCGAATGCTCTCTTCAGCAGGCAAGCTGGCATCTTTGACAAGCACCCAGGACCGGCGCACATCCGCCTGGGCGACGACGATCCCCTTCATGGCCTCAGCTTGCCTGATTGCGCTGGCGCTGACATTGTTGGCAAGTTCTTTTGCCGCCGCGCTCATATTCATGTATGCAGACGTAGTCCGGGCGCTGGTCTCCTCAACGATGGGCGATATGCTCTGATTGGACTTATTGATCAGTTCCGTCGTACTGGTGATGCCCTCTTCGACATTAGTCTTGTCAAAGACTGCGCCAATTCGAACTACAGCATCTTCAGCCATGATGTTTTCTCCAATAGAAAAACCCCGCCGGGGCGGGGCTTTGCAGTTACCTGTTCGGTTAGATTATTTCCAGCCGTCGCGTGGATAGATTGCTTGTGGTTTCGTCTGATAGCACGATTCAAGACGATGGTGTTTTGCATAATTTTTTCTCGCTTTACCATTCGGTATCGACTCGGTACCAGGCTGCTGGATGCAAGCCAGGTCTACTCCCTCGCGTTGCACAAAGCGAAAATGAAAGACAGGCATGTCGCTATTAGAGCGCCCCATGACTGTGAAGATCGAGTCTGGCTCAAACGTCATATCCCATGGATCACCGTATCCCCAGCGCTCATCGGCAACATAGTATCCACCCCCGTCCGCTTGGACGAGATAAAAATAAAGCCCGAACCCCTCAGCACATTCAGCCCCCGACTCATCCGCGGAGCAATGCCAACTTTGTGTATTCCCGGTTGAATCTGTGTATCTATAGTGCTGATCGTTCGAACTTGTTCTAACAAGGCGAGCCGCGTACGGATAGGATGGCACAACACCGGCCCCAAAATATTGATCCCAGTCACTTACAGGTTTCTTGGTTCCGTAGCAGCTCTCAGCGATCATCAAGGCGACGGCAAGCGAGAGGAGAATCCATTTTTTCATGATTTGCTCCCCTTCCATTGTGTAACCTCATGCCTTTTGCAAACTCCACATTTTCCGCCCTCCTTCGCACAATGCCGGCAATGCGAACAATTTTTACAGGCATAGCACGGATCGGAACCGGTACAGGTTGCGTAGGCAGCATCCTCATAAATCAAGACGCTTCCCACACAAAAAATACACAAAAGGAATGCTAGCGCAAATCGTTTTCGAGACCCCATGCGGTACTCCCCCACGACAGCATTCTAGCTCACCGCCGTGGAGGAGTCTTACCACTTTCGTCTTTTTTCGATGCTTCTTTCGGGTGGATCACACTCTGCGCGTATTCGTAGAGGGCGCGGGTTTTGTCGCTCATCTTGCGTACCGGCACGCCCAAAAACCGGGCGATCTGCGGGGTCTGCGAGACGGTTTCGCCGTTATCGGGCCTTGAAACTGACCCCTGTCCGCTGTCCACTGTCCGCTGCTCTTGCGGTCCGAGATAACGCAGGGCCAGCAGATCGTGCACAGGTGGCGATTTTCGCCAATAGAGGAGCAGGGCGACAATGCGGCCGAAGCACATCTCGTCGATCTGCTCAAAGGTCCAGCCGGTAGCGGTGGCTATGCGGCTGTCGATCGCCGCCCAGTCGATCTCCCCGTCACCGGCGGCTATTCCCCCTCAGAGACCGCCTCCAGGCCGCTCTGGCCGGAAAGCGCCTTGAGGGCGAGCGTGCTGGTATTCAGATCAAGCCACTCGGCCAGATCGTCGGCGGTGACTTCCGGATAGTTGCGCTGGATGGCCAGCAGAATGATGTCGTCGAACCAGGTGACCCCCTGCTCCGTAGGAGTGCCCTCAGGGACGCCGGCGGCGAGCCGCGCGGCATTCTCCTGATACTGGCGCTTGGAAAGCGAGGGAATGTAGAAGTTTTGCCCGTTCATGTAGACAGGGACGCCGAGGTAGCGAAGTTTTTGTGGCATGGGTTACTCCAAAGAACAGGGATTAGGGGTTAGGGGTTAGGAAAAAGCAAACGCGGATCCTTCGACTGCGCTGCGCTCCGTTCAGGATGACAGCGCAGTGGAAGACGCTCTGGCAATTCTCGCGACCTCTTTCCCTCAAGAGTGACGTTTTCCTGAGCTGATTGGGCAGGCCGAAGCGCGCTCGGGACACGCTCCGGCCGGAGGAACGGGATGGAAGGCCCGCGCCCCTTCGCAGCCTGTTACCACAGGCTGCGAAAGCAGTTTACATGTCCATTTCAAACGATCCCAGCTTGTTGCTGAAATCACAGCAGGCTTTGAAGTCAAAGTCCGAAAGCCAGTGATCTTCCAGCTTCGAGGCGATCGAAAAAGAGCCAAGAATAACCTGGTTCAGGATCAGGGCCACTGTCTTGCCGCGGTATTTGTTGAACATGTACATGTTTTGCCGCGGCCTGGTGCCCATGGGCATGTTCATCAGATCCAGCGTCTCGCCGTTGACCAAATCCGGCCAGACATAGTTCAGCCACACGACCGAAGCCGGTTCGGAAGGGTTGAATTTGTAGGCCGCGCTGGTCACAGGCGATGAACTGCTGGCGGGAGTGAACGTATAGCTCCCAATCGGAGGAGCGCCAACGCCCTCATAGAGAGACATTGGATCGCCGGTATCTCCGTTGATGACGCCGAGGTTGATGGTTGCGGTGGGGTTGTTTGGAATCAGCGTGGCCACCGGCGCCTGCTCTTCATTTTGCACTGGACGGTTCAGTCCCTGCTTGGGCGTGGAACCGAAAAACAAAGGGCCAATCAGCGAGGGAGGCGGAGCGATAATCTTGCCCTTGCCGCTCACAGTCACCTTGCCATCGAAAGTATCGACAGCAAAAATTCCCTGACCAAAGAGATCCTTGGTGTCACCCTTGAACTCGCAGCTCACTTCCTGCAGAACCGGATAGGGGCGCGGGCTCAGATCGGTGAGGTTGTCGATGTTCACATTCGGCGTCCCAATCAGGACGCCACTTCCACCTTGAAAATTCATGGTAGCTCCTTCGGCGCTGATTGAGCGCACAAGTTAGGAAAGCGGCGCAGCCGCTTTCAGGGGTTAGGGGTTAGGGGTTAGGGGTTAGAAAAACCCGAGCCCTGCGGTTAGTCGATAAGAATATGCACCGGAATCATGGCGCCGAGTTGGTTGCCGAAGATGCCAGGGTCAACCTCTGTGTTGCCCTCGATCCAGCAGTGGGTGACCAGGCCGCCGAGGGTGAACTTGCCGGTGTTTGGATCGTCAGGCACAAAGACAGAGTCAATGGCCAGCAAGAGTCCGTTTAAGATTGTTTCGCCAAGCAGTTTTTCCTGGCCGATATCCTCGACAGGCGCTTCGTTGAAGGCATAGACAATCACCAGGCCGTGCAGAATCAGCTTGGGCGGCGCGCCGGGCGGCTTCTGCGGGATCTGCGTCTCTCGCAGCGAGACAAGGAAGAGCGCCGGCTGGTCGGCCATCTTGAGCTTGGGGGGCGCTACATGCCTGCGGCCCATACTGGTAAAAGTTCCACCAAGACTCGCCTGAAACCAGGCAAAGAGCGCTGTCCAGATTGCCTCACGATCGATAGCGGCAAACTGCGAGAACATCCCGGACCGTGGAACGATGGAAACACCGCCCGCAA